ATATCCAACTAAGTTTAGCATTATTGCTGAATGTTACTTCTTGGTTATTAAAAGTATCTAATGTATCAAGTTCTTCCATCAATGCTCTGGCATCACTATAGCGAAAACTGTTTGGCATTTCAACTGTAATCTTCCATGGATTCTTTGTTGGTGTTTGACTAACACGAGGTATTTCATTTCGTGTATATTGTGTTCCAACAACTTGACGACGGTTAAAGTTAATTGTGTTACAATTGTCTAAGATTGTTTGTAATCCGCTCATTTATTGTTCCTTATCTGTTACCGTAAGGTAATTCTTTTTGTGCTAACTGAACTGTACCAAGCAATGCTTTACGATTCTCAGCAAACATTTGCGCTACACTCTTACTATCTATCGCTGATATGTTGTTGGTAATATATGTCTTGTTAACAACACCACCGCCGCCTCCACCATTTGGTATGATTGTGCCTGCTGATCTTGGTATAAACAATTCAGGACCTTTCTCACCAACAATACTTGGCTTGTTGATTGGTGGACTGCCGCCTTCAGCAAAGCCAAACAATGAACCTATTGCTGAGAATATTCCACCACCGCCACCTAGCATACCTAGCAATTTTACTGCTTGGGCCTTTAATTCAATCTTAATTAAATCTTTAATAATTGACTTAGCCAAATCTTCAAAACTAAACTTACCGTTCTCAACAAATTTATCAATGGCACTATTCATATTGCTTGTGATTGCACTAAACACATCGCCGGCTTGTTTAGCAGCGTTGGTTGCATTATCCATGTAACTGTCAAATGCTGTTTTCCATCCTGCAGACCATGATCTAGAATCTTCTAAACTTTTAATTTGAGCATCGGCTATCCCTTTATATGAATTAGCAATTTTATCTAATCCATCAGCCAATTCCTTAGTTCTTTCTGCTGTCATATCTAAGTCAGCAAATCCTGCAGCAAATGATCTGGCGGCTTCTAATGCGGCTTTACGAGCATCTTCATCTATTTTAGCAAACTGTTTTTCAAGTGGAGTAAAATCTTTTATCTTTAATTCAAAAGCCATATCAACTTTTTTATCATTGATACCTTGTAATATGCCAGCCAATGTTTGTTGACGAGCAACTTGATCCTCAATGGCTTTGGTAATGTTTTCTATGTTTTGTAATCTGTCTTTTTCTAATAACTTAAGCGTTTGTTGTTGAGTAATATATTTTTCAATTGCTGCACCATTTTTGTCGTGCATATTTTGATAAACACCAGACAATTTGTTAATTTCTGCTAATTCAGAATTTAATACAATAACTTTATTTTTAGATGCCTCAATATCTTTTTCTTTTGAAGTGGTTGTTGTTGTCTGTAACGCATTTAATCTTTTTTGTAAATCAAGTTCATTAAAAACTTCAGCATTAATTTCTTGTGCTTTTTTTGACAATTGATCTTTAAGATTTATTAATGAGTCTGCTTCGGCACGCAGTGCGCGGGCCAATTCAACTTGTTCTTCTGTTTTACCAATTAATGTGGTTTCAAATTGCAAATTACTAACAAGTGTGTCATTGTTGCGTTGTGATTCTTCACCTAGTTGCATATAAGAAACACGAATTTTAGATAATGCTTGTTGTAAATCGGTTGATATTTTTATTTGCGCTAGCGCATCCCTTTCCATGCCTTCTTGTCCGCGCTTGATTGCTGCTGCTTTTTCGTCTAGGTATTGTTGCTGGCGTTTGGCCTCTTCTTCTGCATTACTTCCACCTTTAGGACCTTCTTCGTCCTTACCAAAGCCTAACCATTCTCGCATAGCACCAATGGCACCACCAATTGCTGCGCTTAAACTTAACCAATGTTTTGCTAAAAATGCGGTATTAATACCCATGGCATTTAATACTACAATAACTTTAGAACCTAACCCACCGCTCAATTCTTGAAGGGTAAGAAGTAAATTGCTTCTAGTCAATGGATTAGATAATGCTCTAAATAATCCTATTATTCCACCTGTTATTTCAGTTATGGCTCCGTATGCGGCAACTGCTGCTGTACCTAATACATACAATCCTTTACCTATTAAAGTTAATCCTGCGACTAAAATAGCCCATTTTGCTGCTTCTGCCATTATATCAAAAAATCTACCAAGTGCATCAGTACTAACTTTTACACTATTAATAAAATCTGTAATAGGTTTAATTGCTTTAAGTAATTCTAATTGTAATGTTCTAATGGCAGCAGCAATATTATCATTAGCATCAGCACCACTCTTAATAGCAGAACTATATCTTGCGGCTTTAGCACTGGCTTCATCAAAGTCAGCAGCAACCTTCTTAAAGTTAATTAATTTTGCTTCTTTACCCAACAACTCAGTAGCAACTCTGGCTCTTTTTGCCACATCTTCTATGCCAGACAGTCCTTTGATTGCTTGCTCAAATATTTGGCTACTTGTTTTTGTTCTTAAGTCATCTAAACTAACACCAACTTGGTTAAATGCGTCACGCCCACTGCCTGCTGTATTTGCTGCCTCATCAATACTGGCAACTAGTTTTGCCATGGCCTTTTGAGCCCCTTCAGCAGTTCCACCATTGGCTTGAACTGCTGCACTAAAGCCTAATATTTTTTGTATTGATATTTCAGTAGCATCACTTAAGTCGGCAATTGAATCAGCAAATTTAATAGTACTAGAAATCATTGATCCAAATGCAATAGAACCAAGTGCTGTGCCTAATGCATTAAAACTACCTTTTAATTTAGATATCTGTGACTCTACTTTATTGAGGGTGGTGAGGGCAGGTGCACCATTTATGTCCATCGTATAAGTTAAATCTGCCATCTTACTTTCCTTTTAATATTTGTTTAACACGCTTTTTGACGAATGCTTCTGTAGGTGTTGTCATACCTGCAGGGCTTTGTTGACTGTAGCCTTCATCTAATCGTTTAGCATAAGGGTAATTAGCCTCAATAACATTACCTTTTAATTTGGTACTGCGTCTTGCACGACCACTTCGTTCTGGCGTTTCTTTTACAAATTCTTTGTAGGCTTCTTGCGGAAGCAATTTAAGTTTTGCTTTAATGCTTTTTATACTACTTGTTATCTTATCATTAACTGTATATGTTATAGACATTATTCACCCTTTGCCTTATTCAATATGTTTTGTAATTCATCTGTTGTATAATCTGGCATGGGCTCTCGTCCATTGTTCATTGACTTCTTATGATGATAACTTTCAAATGTCATTGCTGCGTCCATTATATACAAATCAAATGTATTACTTCTTTCTAATACTTCACTTGGTAGCATTCCATAACGCTTACCAAGTCCGTCTACGGTTAGTATTAAAGCCATCTTTTCGCTTTTAGGGTCAATACTGTCCTGTGTTACTTTCCCAATATTTCGGTCACCTTACCAATTGCCTTCATCAATACATTAGTTGGAAGCATAGCATCGTCCTTAAGAATCTCTTTACCGTTTTCATCTAGTATCAATGTGCGAACAACGCTAATGATTTCTGATGTATCTTTGTTAGATGCACCGGCTAGTTTCATAAACACATCCATTGGTTGTCTGTCCCATGTGTGAAAGGTAATGGCTTCACCAAACTCTTTGATGATTTCTTCATCAACTAGTTCAATAAGAATCAATTGGGGTTTTGCTGTAAGTTGCGAGAGTTTCATTTGTTTATTTCCTTTAAGTTGTTTAATCTATTTATTCTTTTTCGCTTAGGTTGTCAATCAATTGATTTAGTAACGCTATACGAAATGCCTGTTTGGCTTTCATTTGCCTAATCGTTGCTTGCATGTTATCAAGCATAGGCATCATCTTTGCTTCATCACTCAATAATGAACGCAGTTTTTCTTCATCCGTCTTAAGGTATGATTGATCCATGATTTGTTTCTTTCTGTAAATTGTTAAAAAAGGGATACCTTTTGAGTATCCCTCTTGTTGCGTACACTCTGTGATTACACTTGGCTTACGGTGAAAGCACCATCAACTGCAATAGTTAATGGGGTCACCCAGACCGGTGCATCAGGACTTGTAGTTGGAGCAAGACTTGTTATAAAGCCTGATCCACTATAGAAGTATGCGTTAGCAGCAGTACCATTCCAATAGATTTCAAAATCTAAATTGTTTTTGTTTGTTGATAAACTTGCGATACCTAAGAATGGTGCAGTGTTTGCTGTTGCAGCACTGTTACCAAAGTATGCCAAATTATCAACTACAACATTTGTACTTGCTTCATTATCAGCAGGTGTACTTAGTTTACGCATATCAACATCTGAAAATGTTGTGTATGAATAAACACCAGTACTGTTGGTGATAGTCAAGTCTTGTACGAATGGTACGGTAATTGCTACTGATGAATTAGCAAGGTTAGCCCCTGTTAATCCAATGATGATAACTGGTTGTGTTCCAGTTGTATTTGTCGTGATTCTTGCCATGATTGTCTCCTTGTATTGTTGGCTATGTATTAAATTCTAGTCTTAAAACTCTGAATGTCCAGTCGTGCCGTTCTGCCTGCGTTGGTCCATATGTTCTTACTTGAGTGAAATCTCTTTCAAAATATCCATCAAATAATTGTTCACCATCGTCTTTTAGTGCGGTTACTAGGTTAGCAATAATCGCATTTACTGGTTGATTATATGGGTCCTCTTGGAATGAAATATAAGTCACGCTAAATGTATCATAAGCATGATATATACTTCCACCATATTGAACACCAAGTTGGTGAGGATTTCTATCGTCCTGGTGAACATCACTTACATATACTCCATACCTTACCTTTTCAGATGCACTTGGAAAATCTTCAAATACAGGAATGTTCCATGTATTAAGAATATCTCTCCTAAGCACCGCAATGATTTGATCTTGCGTTGTATAAGGTTGATTGAGTACTGTATATGATATTGCTTGTGCCATTAGAAATATCTCCGGTCACCATTGAAAAAATCAACATCTGCTGTCCAATTTTCTTCAAGTTTAGTTGTCGGCCCATTTGGTGAATCCTGATATAAATCATAGAAGTTCATCAATTGTAACGCCTTAGTCCACTCATTCTCACAACGCTTAACAGCAAAATCATAGTTTTGCATATCCACTTCGTTCATGTTAGACACATCCGTAACTAATGATTCATAGAAAACTTGAATCGCTCCGAATGTATCTAACCGAATTAATGTTTGGTCGTTTTTAATAAGTAGGCTAGGATTAAAACTTGAAATCAATTGTCCATTAGGCAAATTGGCATAATAGTAAGCACCAAGCACTGTATCACAATACTTTTGCCACCAACCGAATTCTAATTTGTAAAGCCATTCTTGCGAACCGACTTTGAAATAAGGCTCCCAATCAACATTAAGAGCCGATGCTCTACGCTCCGCTGCCGGATCGTAAAACTGTATGTCTCTTACTGTTGCGTTTGAGATTCTTTGATAGGGTACTGACATATTATTTTTCCTAGACAACGAGAGAGTGTTGCCACTCTCTCTTATTCAATTTTAAGATTCTTGAAGAATGTTAATAGCACCACCTCTACGAAGGTCACCAACGCCAGAACCGAAGTATCCAACACCAGTCAACCAGATTTGTAGACCACCAGGTACTTCACCAGTCTTGATCTGTAGTCCTTCTTTCATAACAGTAAACAAAGCACTGTCACCAAAGTAAGCACCAACCAATACTGGAAGACTTGCTTGACCTACAACTGTACGACTTGCTGATTGCAAGAATGTAGTGAACATAACCATACAGCCATAAACACTTTCAATCTTACCAGTAGATAACAATTCGTTACCCAATGCTGATAGGTTACTACCACCAGATTGAGAAACAGCACCACCGGTCAATTCAGCCAATAGACGATTCAATGAAGAACCAACTTGTCCACCAGTGTAAGCACCTTCAACTTGAGCATCACCATTACTGTCAAGAACAATAACAGGAGTTCCAGGCATACGAGCAACTTTGAAATTCTGCTTGACTAAACGAATCAAGTCAAGAATACTGTTACATGTGAAACCAGGTGTCCATGTACCACTAGTGTTTGTAGCACCGATAACTTCCATTGCACCTAATTGTAACACACGGTCAAAACCGTCTGCACTTGTTGCGTAGTAAGTATTAGCAGGAGATACTTTGAATCCTTCAAATGCTTCTGTAACACGCTGATCAACTTTTTCAGCAAAAGACTCACCAAGTTCAGCACCTAGCGTTGCTGCTAGTGTGAAAGAAGTAGTCCAGCCGTAGAAGATATCAAACGCTGTTTGTGCAACTGCTGGAGTTGCTGTGATTGTGCCTTGACCCAATGATGGGTTTTGTACAACCGCATTACCTGTACCATATGTACCACCAGTGCCGTTAGCATTGTAGTCTTGATATGTGATAGGAGCGAAGTTAGGTACTAAGAATGTTTGACCTTGTGTAGGTGTAACAACATTAGTAAAGTTAACTAAACCATTTGATTCGTGCATAGCACGGAGTGCGAAGTTGGAGATAGCAGTGGTAAAACCATCACCTTCATTATTTGGACCGCCGAGAACATAAGCCATAATATTTTTCCTTTATATATAAGTTGGCAATCAGAGTACTTTACGACTCGCACTTGATACTGTCGCTGTAACGCCTAGTCCTTTGAGTCCCATACCTTTACCTAGTCCGTTTTTGTTGGCCCATGCGTTAAACGCTGCTGGGTCACGGCTATAGTCGGGTACTGCCTCATCACTTGCGCCAGTGAAACTACCTTGTCCGGGTCTTAAACCAGATCCAGAATTTAGATTACTCTGTTTGAGTAGTTTAGGATTACCCTGCGCTACTTCATTTACTAAACCCTGAATTGAAAGCGGATTACCATCTTGACCATATCGTTCACGACCTTTACTATCTGTGATTTGATAAGTTCCATCATTATTCCATTGAATATTTGACTTTACTTTGTTCAAAGCATAATCTAGCAAGTCGCTATCAAACTTCTCACCCATGGCTCGCTGGATATCGCCATCTAGTTCTTTTTCTCTAAGAGCCTGGTCTTTACGAGCCAAGTCTTGTTGAAGTTTACTAAATTGCTCCTGTAAGTCATTTGCTGTGACACGATTAGAACGATTCTGATTCTGTTGGTTATCTACTGGCTGTGCGTTGCCATCGGATTTTGTTTGAACACTAGTTCTTGCCATGAAGGCTAACGCCTCTTCAACACTACCAAATTGACTGCCCGAAGCATTGCTTAGTGCATTCAATATAGATTGTGTAGTGCTTTTGCGAATAGCACCTGGGTCAATCTTTTGCTCATTGCCACCTTCTGCTTGTGAGAGCGACTGGTTTGCGTTTGTCTGGCTATCGTTGCCAACGAATGTATTTTGATCCATGTTAAATTTTTTCTTGCTGTAACGGAGCAACCGAGTTTGTAATGTATTTATTCATGTCAATCAAATTTGTGTTTTATCTTCCAATACTCATTGTGTTCAATATGACTGGTGCAACTTGTGCAGCATAATAAGTCATACCTACATTAGTTACTGGGGTGCCGGCACCACCTAGTAAACTGGTGTTGTCTGGTTGTCCCACGCTGTTATCATATTCTGCTTGCTCTTTGGCATCTTCATCACCTTCTTCACCATACATCTCATGTGCTGGTATCATTGATGGTTCCAAATCACGGCTCAATACTGTTTCATCAGTATTCATCATTAATGTTCTTAAATCTGGATCTTGTACTGTTTTGATGTATGCTTGTCTATATTCTGGAATCTCTGTTGCTGGAGCAAGCATGCCAATAATCTCATTAGTAATTAATGACTGAATCATTGGATTGTCCCCGACTAATTCTTTTGCTGATCTCATAACAGCCATTCTATAGTTGGTATCATGTGCTTCATAGTCTGTGTTGTAATTTACTTCACCGGCCCAACGCATGTCCATAAATCGTGCGGCAAAAGTAAAAATCATTTCTTCTGTGACTTCCATCAATCGTGCTTTAGATTTTGCTGTTCTATGTAATTGCTTGCGTTCTTCAATGATAGCAACACCTGATGCAATTTGGTTCTTGCTTGTACGCAATCCACCTAAGCCAGTCAATGCTTCAATTTGTTCTAGGATATCTTGTTGTGATTTTATAATTGCATCAACATCACCAGTGTCAACTACTATCGCTTCAATTTGTCCTTCATTAGCACGAACAATCGCACCAGCATGTACAGGAACACTTACGCCTTTATCAGCACGAATGATAGTGTGAGCAAATTGCAATGCAGTGTACTTTTCGCATTCCATTTTGTAATGTTCTCTTTGTGCATCTACTGCTGAATCAATATCACTGATGCCCAAATCAATTGTGCGAGGGTCTCTGCGACCATATGCAATGAACAATGGGATGCTCATGCCAGGAGGATAATTGCCTTCGCCAATCAATTCTGCTGGCTCATTCATTTGACCAGGACCTTTGTTAACTTCATAACTCTGCCAGTAACTTGGTGTTGTTGCGTCACCTAAATAATAGCACTTGATGTAGTAGCAATCTTCATCTTCCATTTCTTTGACTTTAACGCACTTGAGCATGGGTCTGCCACCGTAATAGTCAAACTCCCAATCCCATACATCTAATGGATTGATCGCACAAACATAAGGTCGACCTAGGTTGCCTTCGCTTTGTTGTGGCATATCTACTGCTACCCAGCAATGACCATATATGCTTGTTAAGTCTCCAACACTTTCCATAAAACTGGTCAACGAACGATTGGTTAAGTCAGCATCTAACAAAAACAAATCACTCCATTCACTATTCTTTGGATCAATCATTTGTCCTGTTGTGGTACAAAATTGTACATTGCGCTTGATGCCAGGTTCAAACAATACATCATTAATAGTGTCAACTATGTAACGACAGATTGGCTGTGATATTGTGTTGGTTACTAAGTCATTGTATAGTGTAGAATCTTCTGAAGGGCGCTTCTTGCGTACCAACATCTTGAAGGGCATGCCTCCTAAATATGCGTATTGATAGGATAGCATTTGGTTGTAGATACCATCATATATTGCATTACGCTTGAGTAAATCTGCTTTAATTGTCATTGTTTTTAATCTCTCTATATAGGAGTATAGGCATTACAAGAATGTAATGTATTTATACTTGTTGGCTTGTGTTTACAGTTGTTGTTATGCCAACGACTTAACATATTCTTTCCCATGGTTTTGTTACAATGGATACAAGTTCTTAATGGATTGCCACCATATGCATTATCATTGCCTTTATTATACATATGTGTAGTCACATCTTGTCTTAATCCAGTGACTAAATGCGCTGGATTACAGCAAATGTAGTTGCTGCAAGTGTGATAAACACAGATATCATCAGGTACAACTGTTTGATTGTGTAAATCATAACTAACACGATGTACTGTTCTCATACGCTTACCATCACGGATAAAACCATAGCCAATGTTGTTACAGCATCCTTGCCATTCCCAGCAGTCGGTTACTGGGTCAATAGTTATTTGGTCAGATATTCTATCTTCTATACTCCAACCTTTGCGTCTTTTTATTGCCATACTTGATGATCCTGTTCTAAATTTTCATTCATTATTTCTTCCCAACTTGGTCCACCTGGATACAATGGACTCTCTGGCATATGCTCAATGCCTGGTTGCATCATGCTTGACATTCTTGAGTCCATACCAATGTATTCTTTGATTGGTATACTATCGTGGGTGATTGGGAACAAGTGATGTATTCCATAACGAATACAATCACCTAATCCGTCTATGTGTGCGTACTTTTGCTCTGTATACTTTACTAATCGTTTGCGTGTACCATCTTCAAAGTGATATGTTGTTAGTGCTTCTAATAGAAACTTATCTTCTGGCTTGACTACTAGACCACCTCTGTTGATAAACGCATTTGCTGTGTTGTCTGTGTCTGATACAAGTGGATTTACCTTGCGTGAGTTAACGATTGTGAAACCATACTTTTCTAAAATAATTCTATCTGTTACGCCAAAAGGACTTGTAGTGTCACGGTTTACTTGCGTACCGCTCATGTCAATAACACTATTGATTCTACGCTTGGGATAATCTAACCGAATTGCTTGCGCTATACCCTCTGTGCTACAATCAGGTATCGCATAACTTTTTAGTATCTCAATGGTACCGTTCTTTTCGCCGGCTCTGTGAACTTGTGCTATAGTTGCACACATAACTCTTTTGTTAAAATCCGCAAAATGATACAAATCGCCACCTCTATCTACTACATCTCTTGTGTACTTTGTTTTGTCCCATGTGTAATAGAAAGCATCACTAACGCTTTCCCATTGACACATATAGTCTTGGTTAAACTTTAATGGGCTGATGATGCGTTTCTGTTCTTCAATAAACGCACGATTGCCTGAACGCATTTGTAGGTAGTTGTAATGTCTTACTGCATATTTGTCTGGGCTAATCAATGCTAAGTTAAACAAATCATGCAATGGTCCTGTACCATTTGGTGTACTGATAACAACCAATCTACCCTGTGTGTCTGGTGTGCCTACTCTTGGGCGCAAACGATTGGTAATCTCTTGTAATGTATCTTGTGTATATAGTGCTGCTTCATCCGCTATCCATATGCCAACATTAAGACCTCTTAAGTTTTCACGCTGTTCTGCACTTTTACAGCGAATAAAAACACCATTAGGAAACTTAATGGTTAGTTCTGAATTGTTAATGTCTGATCCATCTTTAAGCCCAAAGTATGTTTGACATGATTTCTTTAATGGTTCCCATATAAGTGACTTAATCATTGCGCCAGTTGGGGCCGAGTAAATGATATCTTTACCTTTGTGATATCGTTCATCAGTAGCAAATATAGGTAGTGCGATAGCGGCTAGAAATGTCTTGCCGCTACCAACTGGAACTATATCTATACAATGCTTATTAGTAGTAAGCCAATCTTGAAGTATTGTTGACTGCTCACCATATAAGGGAACATTTATCATTGCTTCCAGTCAGACAATTCTGTACTTGGGAAACTGAATACTGCTTTAAGTTGTTCACCTTTGCTTGTAAGGTCAACTTCTGATTTGTCTGCTATTACTTTTGCAAGTAACATTTGTTGATATCGTTGAATTATATTCATGTCACCTGAATGTCTTGCTCTGATATAATCTTGTGCTAATCCCACAGCAAATGGAACATCTTGTTTTGCAATTTCTGCTAATACATCTGCTGCACTTAATTTTACTGTTGAGCCAACTTTTCTACCTGAGTTTGGTCTTGCACCACCTCTACCTTTTTTTGCTGTTGGAGTA